TGATCGCAGCACGTTTGGGGCCAGAGTTCACGCATGTATCAAAGGCCACGTAATCCACCCCGTGCGGGAGGTCATCACCACGAATCATATCCCAGTAGCGGTGCTTGTAAAAGGGCTTTACTAGCACAGGGGTCAAAGCTTTCATTTCCTCATGCGTAACCTGCCGCCCAAGGTAAACTTCCCAAGCTTTTTGCGTTACACCAAGATTGGTCGAACCGGGTCGTCCATCAGGCAGCTTGTTACCGGGGTCTCGAACGTCGTCCGTGAACCCGCCTTCGTGGCCGATCATCTTGGTAAACGCAAAGTCCCAGTTAGCGATCATGTTTCAGCTCCGCTGCTAAGGCTTCAGTCTTCTCTTTAGATCCGGCGCTAGACCCAAGAAAAAAGTTAAGGATCGTCGCCACTACAGTACCTAGAAGGAATCCAAGGATCGTATCGGCAAACCGGATGTTGATCTCAGGGATGTTCGTGAAGGTGATCAAGAAGATATACGCCACCGCAGTCAACGACCAGAAGGTAGCCAAGTACATCACGAAGCGCTTAGAGAACTTGTCATCCTGTTGAAGCGCAGCAACTTGCATGGCGCGAGCGTCTGCCGTGTTCTTGTTTGCCTGCTCGATCTTGAACTCTTCGTGCTTCTGAGCCGCCTCTCTTAGGGCACCGACTTCCTCCGGCGTCATGTCTGCTTTTAGGGTGACGCCCGTTTTTTCCTGCACATAGTCCAAACCCTTGTCAACAACTGCTTGCGCAACCTTGGGCAGGTTGTTCTGAATAAGAGAGGAGACGATGCCCGCCAGTAGGGGTGCCATCTATTTCTCCAACATGAAAGACAGGTTCTTGTGCCGTGGGTAAGTGACTACGCGCTCACCTTCTGGGCACTTGTACTTGATGGTTGCAAGCAATGTTGCTTTCCCCGGCGCAGGATCTTCTTTAAGCGTTAAGAAGTAGGTAAACGTATCCACTTCGGGGCCAGCAGGCCCAGAGAATTTTGCGTTCGAGGGCACCGCCTCACGAACCACGCCCTTGCCATCTCTAATCGCTGGGATGAACGACTCTACAGAGCAGTCATCACGCTTCTTGATCCGGGCTACGGTCACTTCAATCGGCTCACCGACCTTGGTGTCTTTGACTTGGAAATGCTCCGGTGCCCACTCAATGATCGATTTCTCAAACCATCCAAACTTGTCAAATAGGGTGTAGCCACCACCAAGGGCAGCTATGCTGGCAGCAAATGCTCCGATGGTTTTATGGATGTCGATCATATCAACGCAATCAAAAGCACAATGACAAAGCCCACCAGAGCTACGATGAACCCTAGTGCGGCAGTGTCTTTATCGTCTTCGTTCATGCCCAAGGCATACCGTTAGCCGTTACCGGGTGCAGTTGCTTCTCGACCTTAGCCGTTAGATTGGCTTCGATCTCGGCCTTCTGGTCGCCCAGCGCGTCATACACCCAGCCCAACACGATTTCTTCGGTCAGGTTTTCGTAGGGGATGAAACCGGGTTCGTCCGGGTTGTTCTCGTAAGTAGTAGTACCACCGTAGAAGGCAGATGCCGAGTCCTGTTGAGCAGTACAGGCCCACGCTACGTTGATGACAAACCCGTCGTTAATGACACGGGTCATGTTGTTGACGGCCCAGTGGGTTGCGATAGGTGTAGACATGATGATTTCCTTTCAGGGTTAAATTAGTCACCTGCTCCAAAGGCGATACAGACGCAAGAAGCGTAAAACGCTTTTGAAGAAACGGATGAGTTAGTGACTTGCAAACTGGTTCCGCTAACAGAAGCAGAATAGTCCACCGATTTATCGCTTACGGTACTGACAATTTCAAGTGTTGTAGAAGTCCTAAACACAAGAAGAAGAAGCCCATATGCAGCCGTGTCTGACCGAGAAATGTTTATGTAAGAAAAGCCTCTTGGTGGAGTAATAACTGTTGTTGTAGCTCCAGCGGCAATGGTCGTTGCAGCATTGTTTGTTGCTTGTATAATTCCATTTACCGACAAAGCGTGATCTGGCGCGGACTCGTTTACACCAACCCGACTATTCCCCGCATCTACAAACAACGCATGAGTATTGGTGTCGGACTCGACGCGGAAGTCAGCATCTACGCCGTCTTCGTTGAATACAGCACCAGTGCCAGCAGCGGGTTTGGCAATGAGGGCACCGGAGGAGTCGATGCGCATGCGTTCCGTTGGAGTTGCTGCGCCGTCAGCAGTGGTGCTAAATGTCAAACGACCCGGCATATCGCTTGCGCCAGGAGTTCCGTCTACGTTTCCAGTTATGAATGCCCCGGCTCTATATGCAGCCCCGTCATACCCTCTAAACGCTATTGTGCCAAGCTCATCACCACTTACAACAACAGCATTTGTTCCAACCGTAGCCCCACGGTTTTTATATAGAGACACTGTTGGGCCGTTTGCGTTAGCCCCAAAACGATACCCTTCAAACGGGTCTGTGGATACCGCTGCAACCTGAACACCAGCAGTACCCAACGAGGCAGTCGTTCCAACCAACACGTAGCCTTCTCTGGTAAGACGCATCTTTTCGGTTGCTGCTGAATCTGCGGCAGAAGTCCAAAACGATAAAGCCCCAGCCGCTGTTGTTCCATTGGCATCAGCAAAACTGCGTATTCTTGCAACAGTTCTTGGCCCAGTTCCACTTGGATCTGTTGAGTAAAAATCTAAATCACCAACAGTGTCGTTAGCTACCCATGTTTTACTCTGAGTGTCTTTAATCGTCAGGACAGGTGTTATACCAGCTACGTCAAAAACACTAACAGGCGTACTCGTCCCAATACCAACAAACCCATCACTGCCCTGCACAAACAACGCATGCGTGTTGGTGTCAGACTCGACGCGGAAGTCGTAGTCGTTGCCGGGGTCGTTGAAGACGGCTTCGGTGGAGGAGAGGCGGAGACGTTCTGCTTCAACGCCACCAGATGTTGATGTAGCGAAAACTAAACGTGACCCTGTACCCACTGCCGAATAAATCTTTGACTCAGGAGACGAATATGTGATCTGCAACCCGTTTGCGGTGGTGTCTTGCCCAATATACAAGTTTCCACGCAGGTAATTGTTCGCAGTCCCTGACGCATAGATGTTCCACTTGTTAGCACCGCTGGAGACTAGAGATGTGATGCCGTAGTTGTTTGTGCCTGCGGTCTGGTTGGCGATGTAGAGGCCGTGGTTATTTGTGATCGTGCTTCCAGCACCAACAACGTTGTCAAAAGCGTAAAAACCAGCCATATCTGCAACGGTAAACGCCGCCGCCGCAGTTGACAGGCTAGATGAGTACCCAATTACGCTAGTCGTGGCTGCTGATGTCGCTGTGATACCAGCACGGAAGGCTCTCTGGGATGTATTGGTCAGCGCCGATGATGAAACAGAAACACCAAAACTTGCGGTACCAGCACCCCCCACCCCCATATACCCGTTCACAGTCACAGTGTCGGTGGTGGCATCACCGAGAATTGCATTACCGCTTATCGTTAATGCTCCAGTGACATCTAGGGCTACGGTCGGGGACGCATTGTTAATACCAACCCGATTATTCGTAGCATCAATAACAAATGTGTTGCTATCAAAGTTCAGGCCATTAGGCGTACTAACCGCACTGGAGTTGATTGTTAACGTAGTACCGTTAGCCGAACCAATGTTGATAGCTGTCGTACTTGTAGCAACGCCACCAGTACCGAGATTGATGGTCTTAGTTAAACCAGACTCCGTAGCACCCGTACCCACGTTAAGAGTATGAGTCTTAGTCGATTGATCGAACGTCTGTGTACCAGTCTGAGCAGCGCCACCGACCGTAAAGGTTCCCGTCGTTTGAGACGTACCAAGAGCGATATTTTGAGTGGTCGCGGACATCGTGACAGCAGTCGAGATCCCAACTGCGCCAGTCGAATCCGCAATCGTGATGGCGGCAGTGCCATCTTTGGCGTTGATATTGCTGACTTCAATCGTGGTCAGATCCAATGCAGCGTTCGTGATCTGTACCTGTCCCGTACCATTAGGGGCAATGATGATGTTCCCGTTAACACCATCCTCAATCGTTATTGATCCAGAGTTTGTACCCGCGTTCGTATTAAGAATCAGGTCGCCCGTGCCGTTGGTCGTGATCGTTGCGTTGGCGTTGGAGTCCCCCACACGCACCGTATCTGCATCAAGCTGCACATCTCCAGTACCGTTTGGCGCAATGACAATGTTGCCGTTGGTGTCCGTAGAGGAAAGGGTGTTGCCAGCAAGGCTTAAGTTCCCAACCAAAACAGACGTATCACAGTACAGCGTCCGCCAACTCTTCGCCGTTGAGCCAAGGTCACGAGCGTTGTCCGTGGATGGCAAAAGATCTGAGGCAAACTGAGCCGTAACGGTAACCGTGTCGGTGTTTGCGTCACCAAGCGTCGTATTCCCATCGACCGTTAAATTGCCAGAGATGTGTCCGTTAACGATAGTCGTTACGCAAGCATTGACGTTAGTCCCATCACAGAACAAAAACGCCGTGTCTCCAGCCGGAACCGCAACGCCAGTACCAGCAGCGGTTTTGAGTGTCACCGCATATGCAGCGCCGTTCTTAAGCACATACAGTTTCGAAGCAGCTGGGCAAATAATCTCACCCGCAGCGGTTAGCGCAGTACCGCCAGCCCCCGTGGCAGCAACCAACATTGCACAGCGAGACTCAGAAGTCGTGCCGTCTGCAACCGTCAACGTGTGAGCGTTAGCCGTCCATGTGTTAATTGTAGAAAGCCCAGCAATCGCCTGCTCCACCATTGACGTGATGTTGTTATTGACCACATCACCCCACGTACCGGACAACTCACCAGTGACCGGAAGGGCAAGCTTAAGAATCGAAGTGTATTGAGTTGCCATGATCTATCCTATGCTGCTATCTGTTGCCAGTTAGCTGTCTGTGCGTCGTTAACCGCGCTCCAGCCAGAAGTTTGACTATCGTTGATAATTTGCCAGCTCACTGAAACAGGCCCGGACACTGCGCTCCATCCAGCGGTTTGCGCGTCACTGATATTCTGCCAGTTTGCAACCTGAGAGTCATCAATCAGCCCCCAGACATTAACTTGGCCTACGACCCCAGTAGCTTGAACACCTGTAGCTAGAACAACCGCAGTGCCAGTAACTGTGACAGTGCCTACAGCACCTGAAGCGCTAACACCGGTAACAGGTACGAGAGCATTAGCAGCTACTACCACAGTGCCTACAGCGCCTGTGGCTTGAATACCCGTAGCTAAAACAACAGCCGTGCCTGTAACGGTGACGGTCCCAACCGCACCGGTAGCTTGAACACCTGTAGCTAGAACAACTGCGCTAGCAGCTACAACAACTGTGCCTACAAACCCTTGCGCAGTAACATCTGAATGGCCGACACCCCACCCTTGCTGCCCCCAGCCAACGCCAGAGGCAGACCAACCTTCAAAGGCTACGATTGCATCGGCCACCTAGCACCCATTAAGCAATACGAAGCAATGCGTTAGACGCATCATTGGTGGGCATCTGAACGGTAAAATCACCATTTGTTGAAGTTTTGTCCCCACCAAAATCAAGAACCGCAATAGCTTTGTTAGATTTGCTTGAGTTGTAGATTAACGCGCCACGCGCCGTGATGGTCGAAGCTGCCCACGTCGTATCACTAAAGTCAACATAAGCAGTCGTACCTGAAAGGCTTACTGACGCACCAGTAAGCGTATTGCCGCCGGTGGTGTAGCCATTACCGTTAGCCACTTCGTCGGAAGTCGTATACGCCGTCGTGCTTGCGCCAAGAGTTGCAGCGCTTGTGTACAGCGCAATCTTAATGACGTCTGTGTCCAAGTCATGCTCGCCCAAAAAGAGCTGCTGCTTGAACGACGAGCACATAGCCTGAGAGATAGCCATTTTTTACCCCTTATTTGACAGGTATACGAACCTGCCCAGAACGATACGTATCTTGACGTAGTTTTCCATCGCCAAGGTTCTTCAATAACATCAACGACTCAGCAAACATAGACTGGTACAACGCAACCATATCCTGTTCGCCCTTCATAAATCGTATGGCTTCAACCAACGTACCGTTCAACAGTGCGGAATCAAACTCGTCGCCAAGCCACGTAGTCCCAGCCGTCACAATACTTTCGGGGTAATACCCGTAATGAAGCTCCGTGCTGTACGTCAAGTTTGGAGTTGGACCAACAATGAACGCGGAGTCATCAAAGATTGCATAGTGCTTGGGACGCCCACGAGGGGGCGTAGTAGTATTAGATACTTGGCCGGAAAACGGATAGGCTTCACGAATGAAGTTTACGTCTTTATCAATCAGGTAGTAATACCGGTTATCGGTATCAATAACAGCCATGGAATACACGTACAAAAAATCTGTTGGGATCTGAAGGTATGGATTCCCAATTGTCATAGTCCCTGTCACGTTTTTACGCAACGCCGGGATTTGAACAGCGTTGTAGATCTTCTGTTCAGCTTGTTCAGTAAACATAGCAAGCGTCGCATCTGTGAACTCATTCTCACAGATGTCTTTGACGTTTGTTTTTAGATCAGCGTAGTTCATTGCTTACGCCATCGGCCCGCGAGCCATCACACCTTTGGTAGCAGCACCAGTCCCACGAATCTTGATGCCCGTAGTTTTTACGTCTTTCTCAGGATAGCCTGAGTTTTTGAGGTCTACCTTGGGTGCCGGAGTTGGCTGCATTTTAGTAGGTTTCTTAGCCATTTTAGCTACCCCGACCGGATTTCTTGTACGTAAACGAAGACTTCTTCTGGTTAGCAACCTTAGCCAGATTACGACCTAGTTGCTTCATTTGAAGATTGGTTTTACCGCCCTTAGCAAACGTCGGCGTCTTACCAGGGTGCATGGCCTTCTCATGCTTGCGAACTGCTGCTTTGCCTTCCATGATAAATCCTTAAGAAGTGACTATCGTTACTGTACCAACTTGGCCCACTGCAACCAAGTCATTTGGCGTAAGGGGCGCATCAAAGCTACGAGAACCACCTACCGGGTTCCAACCCCACTGAATCTGCCTACTACCCAACCCAAGACTTCCGTCTTCCAAGACTCCAGAAGTTACATACGTCGTATCTCTTCTTGGATTCCTAAGTGCCTGCGGGTCATCAACTGGGTACATCCCCAACTGCAACTGAGGATGATCGGGGTCCCAACATTCATTACAAACTAGTATGTTGACACGCTTGGTCTTAATAATCAGTTCTTTTAGATTGCGCAGGCGAAACCGAAAGCCACAACGATCACACATCGCAATGGCAATCTTGCCTGACGCATATCTATTTCCCATTACGCCGCACCGCCAATGAACTGGCGGCGAGGTACAAACCGTACAGCAGCTTTCTCTCGATCCTCGCCCGCTGCTAAATTGAACTGCTCATCATATGCCGCCTTTAGCATATCTACCCTAGGCGCTAACTCAGGCACCTTCATAGCAATGTGATACGCAAGCCCCGCTACCACACATGGCAAGAACCTAAAGTTCATGTCAGCAATCTCGATCCCCGCCCCCGCATCCTGCACACGGCGAAGTCTCCAGTACACAAACTGATAAGTCGTGCTGTTATCTGGCGTAGGCCATACAGTTACTGCAGGTAGGTTTGGGTTGTAGATTGCAGCGCCAGTTGAATGAGATGCTGCAGTTGTCCCGTTTTGTCCACGAAATACACCACCTAATACGTTGCCGTTTAGGTAGCCGTAGTAAATGTCTTCTGAATCAATCCTGATGAAGCCCGCAGAAGGTAGCCCCGCTGTTGACGACAACGTGATTGTCGTTGTGTTTGACGAGTTAATAGAGCCATTGAGCGTAGCTCCGGTCGGTGCTACCTGACCTGATAGCCTTTGTACCCACACTTGAATGGGCCTTGCCTGCTGAAGCTTATTGGGGATCGTAGCGTAGGTAGAGACGCTAATCCGGGTGATTGTCAGGTCCGCCTGCGTTGAAGCAGTATTTTGCCCAGTGCGTATAACGTGATCTAGCAGATCAATGGTGTCCAGAGGAAGCGCATAAGTGTTCAAACCGGGTGTCAGGGTTAGTGTGCCCTGATCAAACGTCCACATATTCAAACCACGATTCTGCCACTCGATGGTCATCAAGTTCATGGACCGTCGGGCCGTACGCAAA